TTTAAATAGTGTTCTCTTTTATAATCTTGGATTTTCTTTTTATTATCTAAATAATATTGCTTCTTATAATCTTGGATTTTCTTTTTATTATCTAAATAATATTGAGCGTGTTCTTCTTTTCTATTATCATTATACTCTTTACATTTTTTTAAATATTTCTCTTTATTTTCTACTTTATATGTGTGATGATATTCTTTTTTAGTTCTTGATGGTAATTTAATATTTAATGTATTATCATATTTTTCAATCCATTCTCGTTCTTGTTTATAAACATTATTTTTATTATCATAAGTTCCAGTTCCTAAAATCTCAAAGTCCCAATTATCAATACCACCATTTTCATTTATAAACTTATGAACTGGTTGACCAGTTGAAGAAACACAATTGGATTTGTGGTGTAGTTTCCTTTGTTTATAATTTTTACTACTTCCAACATAACACTCGGTAATGGTTTCATCTTTACAAAATATTCTATAAAATGTGTATTCCATATTATTAAGTTATAATTATTAATATAGAATTGTTTAAATCAATTTTAAAATATTTTTGACGATATACTTAATCATCTTGGTGTAATAATTTACATTCGTGTGCGGATAATATATATTGAGGGAATACTTTACTTGCTAAAATAAATCGTCCCATTTTTCGTGTTGCTTTTATTTCTTCTTTATCCATACCCATTTGTGTTTCTAACACATATCTTAAATTATGGTATGATGTTGCTTGTGGATATAAAATTAATGTATCTGATTCTAATAAAATGATTTTTGTTTTTCGGTAATCGGTTAAATTGTGATTAACAACAATACAAGAAATACCACCTTGTTCATTTTTTCCATCTTTTGTGGTTGTATGTTTTCGACCCATAATTAAAATCTGCTCTAAAAAATTAAGCACCCATTTCCCTAAATCCGAAGGTATTGCGGTATAGTCGTCGAACAAGAACAGCGTGTTAGCAAAGTCAGGTTCATTAATATCAGGGTCTGCTTCATATAATCTTTCTAAATCTAATCGATGTACGAAATCCATAGTATCCAGTGTATCATCTTTGTCTAAATGTGAAACAATAAATATTTTTCTATTAGGATATAATTTATGATAATTTTCAGCGATTTGTTTTGCGATATATGATTTACCTGCTCCACTCGGTCCAGCAATATAATAACAATTTCTTTTATCAGGGTGAGCGTTTGGAAGAATGCTAAAATAACAATCTTCAGGTATTTTAATGTGATTTTCGGTGGAGTGTGCTTTTTCATCAGGGTCTAAATATAAGATTTTATTATAATAATCACTTTGTGGGTTTCCTTTTACAATAGCGATAGGTGTAACCTTTTTATAATTCTCTGATTTTAATTTTTGTTCTGCTGATAAATCAAATGTAATCATAGGCATAGTAATATATATAATATAAATATTTAAATTATATATATAAAGGTTATTATCAAACATTTATTTTATTTTATTTTATTTTTTCTCTCTACCTTAACTTTTTAAGATGTGATGCTTTCTTTAACATTTGTCGTTTAATCATTTCCATTTTATGTTTTTGGCTCATAGAAACAGATGGACGAGCCATACGATTATATATTGCTTTTGGTAAAGAAACATCAGCAACATCTTCTGTTTCTTCGTGGAGAGGTTGGTCTTCTTTTGCGTATTTTTTATGAACCGCAAAACCACGACCTTCCACTTCTTCTTCTTCATCTTCATCTTCATCTTCATCTTCTTTTGATTCAGCAACACCTTCTGTTTCGGTTGTTGCTATTTCAGGATATAATAAATCTATAATTTGTCTGCGTAAATTGGGTAGTGTTACATTACGACCTTGTACACGTGTGGGTATTTGTAGTTGTTCCGCAATTTCTACTAATTTAGGTCTCCTGAATTGGTTTAATTCCGCCATAGTATATTGTTGTACTTCAGGTGGTAATGTTTCTGTAAATGTGCCACTTACAGGTAAATATGGTTGACCTGTTGTATCACTATATTCAATAGGCATATTTTGTGATTGTGCTATGTTTATTAAATTATTATAATTCTCTTGTATTTGTGAGTCTATCTGTTGTTGTAATTCAGAAGATAATGGATTTAAATTCGCAATCATTCCTTTATAATTTGCTACTAAATTATCAACTAATTCGTCAAACTTACTTATTCCGTATACGAATGTTTGTTTTATAGTTTCACCCTCTTCTCTTCTAATTTCAGTAATAATACCTTGTAATGATACTTTTTTAGTCAATAAATCTTTTTGTAATGATTTAAATATGGTTTTTCTATCTTGTGTTGAATAATTATTAAGACTTATAGCAATTTCAACCAATACTCGTGATTTTGCTAATACTGAATAAAGATTGGACACTTTTGTAAAATCACTTGCGTTGAACTCTTGATAATCATTGCTAAAAAATTGTGATTCAATTGCTCTTACAATATTTGATAATTTTATAAATATTTTTTCTTGAACGGATAATGGTGTTAATAAAATATTTTGTGCGATTACAGAGAACAATTTACCGATTTCTTTTTGAACTAAAATATCAGAGAATACATTTGTTTGTGAATCATTATAATTAAGTGCTTGTTCAATTTGGTCTAAAATTAAAATTAAAGCGGTAATTTGGGGACTATCTAAATCCATAGATGGTTCAGCTTTACTTGCTGATGAGGATGGAACATAATCAGGGTTTTTAAAGTTTTGTAATTCTTCAGCACGTTTCATTGCCATTTCAGTGCCGTATTTTTTTCCTTCATTTGTTCTATAACCACCAGTAAATGCTGACCCTTTAAGAGCATCAAGAGGACCTCTTTTTGTTCCTAAATTACCAGTTTGTGATTGAATAAAAATAAAAGAACCTTGTGGGTTTTCACGTGGGCGAGTAGCAAGTAATCCAGCGTGTCCGTATTTGCGTAACATGTGTTCGTTATATTTTGTATTTCTTACTTTCATCATCCCATTTTTATTCCATATATGGAGCATATCCCTTCTAAATATTCCATCTGTTTTATTGTTAGGGTCTGCGTTGTTTTTAACTGATAAACCTTGTTTTGTGTGAGGTTCATTAACACGATTATATTTAACATTATTTACAAATGTGAGCGGTGTGTGTAAAGACATTATATATATTATAAATATTTAAATATTATATATAATTTTATTGATTTACATTAAACCTTCTCCTTTAATGATTTTTGATGCTTCACCTAATTTAACACCTCGTTCTTTCATAATTTTTTTAATTAACGCACCACGTTGTTTTGCTTTTGAGTTTCCTTTCTTTTTACCAGCACCGACAGAGCGACCTTTACCAACAACTTTTACACCTGCTTTACCATCATAAAAATCATCAGTCATTTTACCATCACCTTCACAATCACATTTACCACCAGTAACAGCACCACCTTTAATTAATTTATTTAAATCAGTTTGTTTTATATTATATTTCTTCAATTGTTTTTTAAATAATTCTAATTCTTTTTCACTAAATGCTTTACCATCTTTTAATTTTTTAACACGATTTATAAATGTTTTAGGAACTGCTTTACCATCACCGATTAACGAAGCAATACCAGTAGCAATGTCACCAGCAAAACCAACTGCTTGACCTACTGAATTAGGAACATAATGACCATATTGCGCGATTTTACCCGTTGTTTCTAAACCTTTTTTAAATCCTCTTTTAAAATCTTTCCAAAAATCACCACCATGTTTCATAAACTCTTTATCGTGTTTTTTAATTGCTTCTCCATATTGTTTGCCTAAATCATACATTTTTTTAGCACCACCAGTAAAAGCACCACCTTCCATTTCAATATCAATTTCACCCTCACTTTCAGTATCACTATCCGAAGGTGGAGCAGGTAATGCCTCAACAGGGACACGATTACTTGTATTTCCACTCTTTCGTGGGTGTATAACTTCGTCGGACACTTTGTAAGGTTTTACATTTACTTTTTTAACTTTTTTTCCTTTTTTTTTTCCTTTTGTTGGTATATTACCCTGACCACGGATTCTTTTAGGTTCTTCAATTAATAAATTAATTCCTGATTCTTCATTATCATAGTGAATTCCTCTTTCTTGTTGTGCTGTGTGTCCACGTCTTCGCATCATACTATTTACAAATCTTCTATCTCTTGGGTCATCAAGTGTATTCATTATATAATAATTAAATATTTTATTTTAATTCATTGCTTTTAAATTAAACTTTCTCCTAAATGCTTTTATAGCATCTAATATATTTGTTTTATCACCCCATAAAATAAATCGTGATAAAGTCCCTGCTTTTGTTGGGTCAGTCCAATCTTCATTTACTTTATGTCTTTTTATATATTTCTCTCTAATTTCTTTATTATGATGGTCAATATAAGTTCCAATTTTAGGATTCTTCAAACCGAAATGTGTGGTTTTAACTCTTTTATTATTATCATCATAAAATATTGCTTGTAATCTTTTATCCTTTTTAGGAGATCTATAAAATGCGACTTTTGTAATAGGCATTAATTATATAATATATTTACATTTTATTTTATATGTGTATATTATAGTTTAATGTCGTTAGCACAATATCTAAATAAAGATGGAACATTTATAATACCAAAAGCAGAAATCCAACAATTAGTAGTTAATGAGATTACTCAAAAAGGTTACGAAGCAACACAACAACCAGTAAATATTCAAGAGGTAAATAATACTATCGTAAACACAACACTAGATATATCAAATATTCAAGCAGAAATTGCTGAAATCCATACAATAAAAAATAATCTTACAGAAATGTTTAATATTATATCATCTGTATTTAGAATACAAGCACCTACAGGAGAAGATGTATCTTTTAAAGATGGAGAAATAATCGCCACTATACCAGAAGTAGATGCTGAATATAATTTAACACAATCACAAATTAATTTTATGAATAGTCAGGTTTTTAATTCAATTGGACGCACGGCAGTTTTAGATTTAGGTGTTGTTTTAACAAAATGTTATAGAATAGATGTTGTAGCGAAAGCGAATGTGACGAATGACGCTTATATCAATATCATTTTAAAGAATGATGAAAATGGAAGCACTTTGATTAATACTGGTTTTCAAAAAACTTATAGCACAAAATCAAGAAATTATGGAGAGATGGATGTAAGATATATTAGAGTTCAATCTTATTGGAATAATGGAACAATTCAATCTGTAAAATTGTATTTTAAGGAATTACAAAATTAAAAAACACATTAATTATTATTTTTATATTTGTATATATTATAATGTCTTATATTGGTTATTCCGTAAAAACAAAAGCAGATTTAGATGCCGAAGTATCACGTGCTACACAAGCCGAAGCAGATGAAGCCCAAGTACGTAGCCAAGCCGATACATTGCTCCAATCGAACCTTGATGCTGAACAAGCACGTGCCGAAGTTGCTGAACAAACATTAACCTCTAATTTAGCACAAGAAGTATCTGACCGCCAAACTGCTATTAGTGCTGAACAAACTGCTCGTGCTACTGCTGTATCAGGTTTAGATGGACGCCTTGCTCCTTTGGAAAGTTGGAAAGCAGATCATGAAACCGCAATCCACGATGCCGTAGACCAAGCAATCGCTGACAACACTACATTAATCGGTCAAGTAGAAACATCCCTAAACGATGCTGATAGTGCCTTATCCACACGCATTTCACAACATATTGTCGACCGAGTAGCAAGTGATGAAGACCATATCGCCAAACTTGCTGTATCAAGTGCTAATGATGTAAGTATTCAACAAGCACTTCAATCAATGATGACTTATTTAGATGCCTTCTCTCGAACTTATTCTGTATATGACGCTCAACAAACAGAAGTCGTATTAGATGTAGCAGGTATTAATTCTCTTGTTTCTACTATTTCAGCACACGAAGCAAACGCAGTTGTAAATAGTGAAGCAGTTGTAGCAGGTGCTGATTATGGTGCTTTACTATTACAATCAGGTAGATACTATTTTGCTGATCACGATACTGGTGTATCACCAAACCGAGACCAATCATTCTATTTTGAAGTAGCAGGAGGTGCTGTTACAGGAGTATCTAATTTCTTGAGTTTGACTTGGACTTTTAATACAAGCAACAATGTAGTAACATTAGAAAGCGGAGCTAATACAATTGTAATGGACTTCAATACAAGTGTATTCACTGCTGATGGTCCTGACGTCCAACAATGGATGGGACAACCTCTCCAAATTGTTACTACCCAACCAGAACTTTAGATGTTGTAAAAAAAACAAATCATTATAAATTATTATCTTTATATAAATTATAATGAGTTATATTGGATATTCAAAAAGTCAAAAAATAATTCAAACGGATTTACTTGAATACATTAACAAACTACAAAAGGCATTTATAGTAAAAGAAGAAATCGGTTTCGCATCACCAGAAGCAGTATCAATCGGTGCGGATGCTGAACTCCCTACACAATCACAAGACGGATACTGGCAATTTTTAAAACAAGATAATCTTGGTGCTAATGCTGGTAAAAAAATTAACTGGTATTTCTATGGTGATTTAGATGGTAGTAAAGAGAATAACCTTGCTGACTTAGAAGCGTTCTATTGCCGTTTATATGTAGACCAATCCAGCGATGACCCTTGGTTGACCGCTTACACATTAGCACAACAAGATGGCACAGATGCTAGTTGGTATAATTCACGATGGAATATGACCCAAAAAATAGGACAATTACCCAAAGGTGAATGGATTAATTTATGGTTTAGTTTTGCTGGTAAAACATTAGGGGAAGTGTTCCCTCACTTGAATGGTTTGAGTGCCGTAGAATTAGCAGAAGGAGATATGGTATTAGCAGGACAAGGCAACAAATCAGTCCCTACATATTTAATTGCTTTATCATCAAACTCAGCTAGTAGTAATATGAATGTGAAATTAGCAGAAGTAGGTTATAAATTTGCTGGTAAGATGCCTCAAATTGTAGACACTCATTAGAGAGAAAATACATTAACCATAAACTTTATAATATTATCTATATATATATAATATTATGAATGAAGAACCTGACCCTATTACGAGTAAAATAGATTTTGAAGAAGTGAAAAAATACAATAAATACCTATCAAAGTTTAATACGAAAGTGAATAAAAAATATTTAGAAATGTTATTTATTAAAAGGTATTATTATGAGTCAGTAATATTTAAACCACATTTTAGAGAACAAACGCAAATGGAGATAAAGAGATTTATTAAAGACAACGAAGTAACAGAAGCAGAAATCAAGTTGATTGAGGACAATTTAGAATCAACAATAGAGAGAAAAATATTAAATAATGATTTTAATAAGAAGAAATATATCACAAGTAAAATGATAAAAAAACGGAATTATTTAGAAGACCGATTAAAAAAGAATGAAAAGAAAATAAAAGAATTAATTGAAAAATCAGATAAAAATAATGTTGCCTTATAATATAATGGAAGTGAGTAAAGAAATGGAACAAATGATTAACGATAAAATCCGTATTTATGTTGATACATATATGGATAATTTAAAAGGTGCTTTATTTAAAGAATTAATTTTATTGATTGAAGGTGAAGTAATTGAAGCAAAGAAAACAGGTCAATATGATTATGAAGAAGTAGCAAAAATGAACCCTGATGGAACAAATGAAGATGTGCCTTTATCAATTGAATACGAACACGTGATTAATAAAAAGCACGAAACAATTGAAGAAACAAGTGATGAAGAGGCATCAGACGAATAAATAAATTAAATATCATCATATAATATATAAATATATAATGATAGATTTAGGAGAAGGTTTAGAATGGACGAATGAATTGGAGCATTATTTAAAGGATATTGGAGAGAAAGCAATGGGTTATTCAATCTTACATAAAGACTGCGAGGCATTTTTTAGTAATAAGGCTGTTATGATTGATATACCCTCAATTGTTCTCTCAACACTTGCTGGCACATTATCAATTGGTTCAGCAGAAATATTTTCTAATATACCAGCAAATGCGAATTTAATTATAGGTGGTATATCCATCTGCGTTGGCGTAATTCAAACAATTAACTCTTATTTTGGTTGGACGAAGAGGTCAGAAAATCACCGCATATCAAATCTACAATTTGGCAAATTATTTAGATTTATTCAAATTGAATTATCATTACCCAGAAGTCAGCGTATTCGTGTAAATGATTTAATGAAAATAATCAGAGAACAATATGAGCGATTAATGGAGATGTCTCCACTTATCCCAATTCATATTTTAAATGATTTTAAGAATAGATATAATAAATATGAGAAGGTAAGTAAGCCAAGTGAATGTAATGGATTAGAAGAAATTGTTATATATAGCGAAGATAGTAATTCAGTCATACTTAACCCTAATTACGAAATTAAAAATTATGATATAAAAAAAAAGAATATTGAGGGGATTATACAAGAGCAAAGAAGATTAAGTGAAGAGGATATAATAGAAAATAGCACCATATTAAGAGATAGTTTAGAAAATGATGACGAAATATCTGCTGTATAGCAGAAACCAGTAAATTACATTCAGTTTCTATACATAAATATGCGAAAATCAGGGGTTTTTAGTTTCATACCTGTAATAAAAAGCTTTTTATTACAGGTAAATATGTGAGCATATATGGTCATAATGTATAGAAACCAGATAATTACATTTATATATATGTAATTATCCTTATTTTCGGTGTTTTTACTATTTAGAATGTGTATTTATGTATATTTTGGTTATTTTTTTAAGCATTTATTAAATTACTAATCGGTGTTAATTTTATTATAACATTATAAATAGGCGTATCAAAATCACCTGTAGCATTCGCTAATATTTCTATATTTGCTGGTGCTGATACTTGAACCGCCATTTCACCCATTACATTTATTTGTTGCTGATATACACTACTTTGAGATGGCACTCCTGCTAATGGGTGACTATTTAAAAATAATGTTAAATTACCAGAATATGAGTTTTTATCAAATGCGGACACAGGTGTTAATGTTACTGATATAATCCAGTTTCCATTCGCACCGAAATCTATTTCATTTCCTGTAAAGGTATATATTCCTTGATTACCTGTATAATTAGAGAGAGGGGTCCATTCTTTTTTAATCACAACAACATTACTGCCCATGCCTGAATGATTATCTACATACGCTTTTGTTGCTACATCTGAATTTGCTGATGGTGTTCCTACATTTGTTATTCTATTACTACTCATATTTAAAACACCACTCATTGTATCGCCCGATTTTAATAATTTATTATCACAATATACTTTATTTACTGCTTCTGTTGCTGATACTGGGTCTGCTACATTTAATATTTTTTGACTATCCATATCTAATTCTCCTGTTAATTTCATTGCGGTTGTATCATCGTGATAAATTATTACTTTATCATTATAACTCACATCTGTAAAATGGACGTCGGTATTTGATACAATTCGTGTCCCAGCATTACTCGTTTCTATTGTGGTTTTATTTCCTTCTGTATCTGTGCTTGTTAATACTAAATAAGGAGCAGTTCCATAACAATTCAAAGCACCTTCGCAATTCACATTTTGTGATACATTAATTTGTTTTTCAAATGTCGCTACACCATTACAAGTCATACTCATATTTGTAGGGTCTGTTTGAATACTAACCGCTGGAGATGCTTCGTCTAATTTAGAGAAATTAATTAATCCATTTGCTACACTACTTTCAATAAAAAAAGCCCCATCACCACTTGATATTTTACCAGTGCCTTCTGCTGATGTTACTTCTACATCACCATTTATATAAGCATTACCTGCGTCTAAATTACCACTCAAACCAAGACTTCCGTTTATAGTTTGATTTCCATCTTTAAATATTACATTTTGTTGTAAGTATTCTATATCAGCAGTGTTTTGAGCAATTGCTCCTGAATTACCGCTCATATCAAATATTTCTGTATCAAATATATATTGAACTTTATTAAATCGGTAATTTGATTCTCCCATAATTTGCGTCATAGTTGTTTCGCTCCAAGCATATTCAGGATAAAAAACAATTGTTCCTGTTGATGCTGATTCAACTTCTAAAAATACCACACATTCTTCTTCTACATTTACATTAAATGCTTTCACCTCTAAATAATTAAATGTATCAGGTTGTGTTGAATTATTACTTGGGTCATATTGTAACACCTCACCAATTTGTTCTTGATATTGAGTGACTGGATTGAAAGCCATTAATTTCATATTAAATGTATCAAGTGTATTTACTACACGAATACGCATTTCAATTTTACTTAATCTGTTATATGTATCACTTATTTTAGAAGCAGGTATTTGTATATTTCCAGAAGCATCAATAGCACCATTAAATAAAATAGATGAATATGGTGTAGGTGCTGTTTTAATCACACCTATTGTTGGATCTGAATACATTTCTACACTTGTATAATTTATTGCTTCATTAATACTGGCGATTTCATTTCCTTTTGATGGAGATGCCGATATAGATATATTTGGAAAAATATAACTTCCTGATTTTGGGTCATATATACTTGCTAAACTCATTATATATTATATAAATATTTTATAATATATAATTCATTTTATGGTTTATGGATTATTTATTTAATAAAGGTCTTTCAATGATACTTTTTTGTTTTTACCAGCCCCTGTGCGTTGACCGCTACCACGATTATTTTGACCACGACCTATAAGAGCTTTTCTTACTTTACGCATGCCTTCTTTAGCACCAGGCGCATACGTATCTGCGAGAAAATCAGTACCTACTGCGATACCTTCTTTAGCAACGTCTTTAACAACGTCTTTTACGCCTGAAGGCACTTTATCCCATAAGTTTTTTAGTTTGCCTACAGCAGATGAAATGCTTTCCATAAAGTTACCGCCGACGAAACGGCCAAGCGCTTTGCGTCCCATTACACGACCAGTAGGAGCAGACAACACGTCTGATTCGCTTAATGGTGCTTTAATAACCATAGTTTGCCCTTGTTGGGTCACACAGAAACCGCTATTAACAGGCATTATGTATAGATCAGGTGTTACAGCAGAACCAGTTAAAGTGTTGTGGCATGTGGCTTTAACTTGAAGAGAAAGTTGAGCCAATACACCTGAAGCAAGACCACTGGACATAGTTAAATCTTTGCCCATTTGTAATACAATAGGGCAAGATGTGAGAGAAACCATACAATTATCACCACCAGCAGAACTGGCTACTTTACCCATACCTCTGAATTGATTCCAAGTCATTTTCATATTGTTAGCATAAGTCATTTCATAGAGTTTCTCTTGGTTGAATGAACTCAATAAACCAGAGTAGTTGTCGAAAAGAATATTTAATTCACTAATAGGGCAGTAGAAATCACCAGAATCCATTGTGTATGATTGGGGTTTTGCCCAAATGAGTAAATAGTCAGGCACTTGACTTAATACAATTGTGTTAGATACGATTGATTGAGAGTTGCTGTATTTGTATGAACCATTGTGAGCAGGTAATGCGGTTGCGTTAGTTGTTTTATATACATTGTATTCCATGTAAGGGGTTACACTGCGTTCAGGTAATGATAGAGAAAGAGGAGCAGTGATGAAAGTCATATTTACTACAGGTTGTTCAATGAAAGGAGATGGCAAGTTGTGATTGAAACGAACTGAACCATTTACAGGCACACAAGAGTTAGTATTACCAGTACGAATAAAACGTAAAGCACGAGCAGGAGAGCCAATATTACACAAAATTTGGAGGTTTTGGACACCGAACAAAGCTGTATCCTCACTTTCTTGTTCGTTGAAAATAAATGGACTTACTTGGAGGTATTCAGTTACTCTGAATTGAACATATAATGTTTCAGTTACATTACCTGCTTGAACGGCAGTTGCTCCAGCATTAGTTAATACGGGATTTCCGTCTCCATCCAATTCAATATTAGCGGAAACAGCACCAGCACCTGCTACACCATTACCATTACAAAATTGGAAGGCACTGAAAGCACCACGAGGTTCGTGTGTTTCTACAATAGCATCAAAATAAGAAGCCAAAGGATTGTTATTAGCACCAGCAGCATCGTTGTAAGAAGAATAATTATCTAAAAGAGAAGGAGTTGTGCGTTGTTCACGATTGAATGGTAAATCAGTTAAACGAGCAACTTCATAAATGTGATCACTTACTTGACTGGATACAACACTATCGTTAATGCTTACTTGAACGGAGTTGAAGCAAGAATGAAGAGGATAAGGAGCTAATGCTACATCTTTTGCGATGGAACATACTAAATCCCCAGCAAGAGCACCAGCACGTTGAGCCATTACTACTTGAAATTCCATATTTACTTCGGCAGTAATAGGGACTTTGCGGTCAATAAATGTGCTTAAACTGGGAGTGTTAATGTTAAAGTTAAGTGTGCTTTGGGTGTATGAAATAGCACGAAATGCGGTGTTGGTTGTAGCAAGATTACTTTCTTGAATTGCGTAAGATGGTTTGGATTGAACTACTCGGTCATCATAGAATTTAACTTTTGTTATGTCTAAATCACTCATTATATAATAATTAAATATTTTATTTTTTATTTGTTTTTTATTTTTCCTATTTAATTATTATATTTTAATTATTTTTTTTCATAGAAGGTTTTTTTAATAAACATAATCTTCACAGAAATACTGCTCAAATTAAATAACTTAACTGGATATAATTGATTATCCAACCTATTCTTCCAGTAAACTTGAATATCGATACTTCGCAGATCTTGCTTCCCAATTAAATTAGTCAATCTATACTGAGCCGCTGGATAGTATGCGATATATTGTTTATAATCGTGAGCGAATTGATTTGTTAATGCTATATCTGTAATAATTGGTTGTTTTAAACTACGAGTTGTAACAGAATCAGTACTGTTTCCTACACCATAACTTATAGGTTGACCTACATTTTCATTTACTACTGGGATTAATAGAGAAACAAAAACGAGAGAACTAATGGGACTCCATAGAGAATCTGTTGAGACAAACTCTTGCGTATTCATAAAATAAGTATATCCTCCTAAAACAACATCGTGAATTCCCATTTCATACATGGGTAAGATTTGATATGCTTGGTCGTTTTCTGCTGTGATTGATGAATCAGCAACATCACCACCTGTATAAGTATTTGGATAATTGCTAAATAAACCATACATATTCGCATTAAAGTTTATATGGAATATTTCTTCATCTGCTGTCCCTGTTGATGTTGGATTTTCACCAAATCCATTATGGTCGTAATACATTTCAAACTTACCATTTGCTGAATTATATCTCATAAATGGTTCTCTTGTTGCTAAATGTTTTCCAGTAGCAGTGAATACGTGTAAATCTAATAATTGAAATATATCCTCAATCGTTTTATTAAACATTTTAACCACGTGGTCATAAGTATAAACAAAATAATAAGGGTTGCCTACATCTTGTTTGCCTTGATAAATTTGTGGGATAGGGATTTCAAGATTTTGTGGTTCAAAAATCATAGGTAATGTTTCTTCAACATAACCTGCTGTTCCACTAATATCATAATTTACTCCTATTGTTATTTTATAAATGGTTTGGTTTGGATTTTGTGTTGGGTTGCGTGTTGTGTCTACTTCTATGGTTGGGAGAAAAATAGGGATGGATTGACTTTTACCAGTTCCATTCATATTAAATCGAGTAATACTAAATAAATAATCACCTACATTCTTTACGAGAGGTTGGTCACGTGTTTCGTGATATTTTGCGTCAGGGTCATTTTGATCATCTACAACCTTGTTGTCTATAATATCGACATTATAATAAATTATATCGTTTTGATCCATTATATATATTATTATTATTTTTATTTTTATTTTATGTGGATTTAATACTAAACCCGAATAAAATGGCAGGTGGTTTAAATAGATGCCCTCCGCATCCCACAATATATATCAATATTTTATTTTTAAGTTATTTTATTATATTTATTATTTCCCTAAAATCTTTTTTGTTATTTCATAAACTAAATCATCAACACTCATTCCATTTCTTTTTGCCGTTTCTCTCAACTTCTTCTTATAAGTTTGTAGTGAATCATCTGAAAAAAGAACCCTCATCACCGCATGTCTTCCACAAGTATTCACTCCATCCTTCATCGGTTGTAATCTATCTTTATTATAAATTAATTTATATCCATTACGTTTCGCTATTTCGTGTAATAACGGAGCATCTTGTCCTAATTCTTTCTGTGTCTCATATCCAGCACCTATTTCATCTTGCTGTGAATCAGGTTTTACTCCATAACTATCATATACCTCTAATGTATTACCTTTTTTAACTATTCCCATCCAGTGTCCTGATTTAGGTGTGTGTAAAAATAACATAACACCACGACCTTTATGGTCTAATAATTCATCGATACTTCGTACATTCGCCAGTTCAGGATATGTAAATATTTCAGTTTTTGGTTCACCCATTTCCTTAAAAATCTTATCTATATCATAATTACTCAAAGAATATGCCTTATCACCACCAACTATTTTATTTATTTTTTTCTCTCCACTTCCTTCAAGCATTTCATCGTATTCTTTTCTAACTCTCAATATTTTCATAACATGATGTGCTGACCCATATTGTTGAATAGCGTGTATTAAATCCGCATCAAAGTAATCATCAAACTTACCTTGACTTTTCTTAAAATATTCAATATATTTATCCAAGTGTTTATCAAACATAGCAGGTTTCATTTTCGGCATTTTTTTTATAAATCCCTCTTTAAACTTTAACGCATTTTTAGTAATAGAACTTTTTAATTCTTTTTCTTTTTCTTCAAGTGTCTTCCTTTTAGGTGTGGTTGGTACTGATTTATTATCTCTTTTCTTTCTTGGTTTTTTTTCTTTCTTCGGTTTTTTTTCATCTCTTAAATCTTTCTTAATTTGCTTCGGATATTCTAAACGCCAATTTCTTAAATATTCTTGGAGTTTTTCTTTATTAGGGAACATAGGTAAATAAAACACCATTATATCAATTATCTCGTCTTTCTTCCTTTTAAATAAAACAAAAAAATCTGATGGATAAGGATGTAGTCTTAATAATTCTTTTGTTCGTTCTTTACCTAATTGTTCTATTCCTAATTCAACTAATTCAGTTTTATTCATTTGTTCTAATTTATAACTCCTAAATACAGGTTTAATTATTTTATAAACATTATCATAAGTGTTTGAACTTATTTTTACTACTTCATCCTCTTTTGGTTTATATGTATTTACACTTGAACTTGGTTGATGTAAAAGAGCATATTTAACGCCTAATCTTAACATATCTCTTATCCATCTTCCGTATTCAGTTAATTGAGTTACTTCTTCTACTTCATCACTAAACTCAATATCGGCATATTCATCATCACTCATAATTATATTATATATAAATATTATTTAATTATGATTTTATGGTTTATGGTTCTTGAATATAATTTGATTTAAAAAATAATTTAATATGTTCTATCTCTACCGCTTTATTAGCATTATTTTTAAATAATAATTTAAATTGTGTTGTGTTTATCCATTCATCAGGTGTGAGTATATGAGAACCGAATGTAACATAATACTCTCCTGCTTTATCAGTTTGTATTGTATCTATACTCTCATAAAATCCACTATCCACACCTGATATATCAAACGAAAATGATGTTCCATTACTTGTGAAACATTTAACATTAGCAATTATTTCTACATATTGATTGGATATATCTAATGATGGTGATATATTATTATTTACGTCATAAGTCAAGTTTAATTCATTAAATACTGGTGGCTGAAATACAACTGAAACTTTTTCTCCTGTTGTTCCAGTCAATAATAATGGACTACTTGAATAATCTAAACTATAAAGTGTCTTGCGACAGATTGACGCTGGATTATCACCATTTTTTATCAAATCAGCATTTAATTCTTTTACATTATAAATCTTGGCGTTATGTTCGCAATCCATATCATCTTTTATTATTATATATTCATAATCATTTGACCTAAATTGATTCAAGAATAAATCTTTTAATTTAAAATAAGGTTGTGATTCATGGAAGTTTTTACCTTTTTGTATTAAACTTGCGTAACTCATTATATTATATATAAATATTTTTTATTTAAGGACTATAATGTTTTCCTCTTGGTATATTATATAAATCTACTATTTTGTTTATATTTTTATCAACTTCTGCTACACTTAAAGGGTTTGTCCATTCAGTCATATCAGGTGCGTTTTTAATAGGCATCTCAACCCATTTAGTATCATCATTTATATCTTCATCAGGATTAATCACACGATAAGGATTATTAATATCAATCGCATAAGGGTCTAATGTTTGTACTTCACCAATAGTGTATAATTTATAAGTTAAACCACCACGAACATAAATACACATTGAGTTGGTTTGTCTATCAGATTCCCACACACCTAAAATAGTGCGTTCACCAGTTGAATAAAAATCCAACATTAACTCATACGATGTTGGTTGTCCATCACCAAAACCTGCTATTTCAACCCAACCTTTTGCCCAATTTGAATTATAAGGTAATGCTGAACCACCTTCTGTGCTTGTTATTTGAAACTCATTATAACGACCATAAGCATAAGGACTATTTTTAATTAAAATAGGTATTGCTAATGAAGGGTCATTTACATATTCTACACCATTAAATATTCTTGAAACAGAAAAATCCAGTGTGTATTCCTTTGGAACAAATGGTTTATATAGTTCTACTTCTTGATATAACGCACCTAATTCACCACTTAAATCAGTTATAGTTTGATTTGCTACATCTAACTCACCACTTAAATCTGTTACTTGTTGTTGTAATGCTGATATATCTGATGCTGTACTGGTTATTTCTACACCACTCACATCATAAATAGGGACATTTAAATTAATTTCACCACTAGCAATATTCATAACTGGTTGCCCACCTTTATTATAAATAGCATCTGTACCTACATGGTTAAATCCCTCTATTACACTATTGTTTGTTGAAACTAAATCAGTGCTTACATTAATACTATTGCCCTCAGAACGTAAACTATTTGTCCATAAATCACGGAGTTTAAAATAATCTTGACTTTCATGGAAGTTCTTTCCTTTTTTAATCAAACTTGCGTAACTCATTATATATTAATTAAATATTTTTATTTATTATATAATTATTCTTGTGACCCAAGACTTTCTAAATCACTTGTGTCTTTTATATATTCTTTTTGTGTTGCTACACTATGTCCCATAGCATCCGCATCTGATTTCATTTCATCAACCTTATCACCATATTTATGAGTTAAATATATATGACGAAGCATAGAACTACTTACCTTTTTTGGAGAGAAAACACTATTTAAAATGCGTGTGATTGAATTACCTGCGGTATATGCTTCTCCACTTGGTTTAACTAATAAAGGCACTTTTTCAAATTTGGTAAATCTAAAACTGCTACTACCTTTTACTACTGGATGAAACCTTAAATAAGCATATAATGCTCTTTTAAAATCCTCTCTATCCTCAAAACTAAACTCTTGTCTTCCATACTTACGAGAAGTCTTATATGTATTAAAAATAAACTTACTATCATCAATTAAACAATAATTCAATTTAGGGTCATTACACGCCTTTTCATTTTTACACACTACCATCTTTAAATAGTCTTGATTTCTACGAGGTGGTATATCAATATAGAGAGAAAGAACAAAATTCTTTAATAAATTATTAAACTGAGTTGGACTTACTTTGCGTGATTTACTTTCTAAAATCGGCCTGATTTTATCCTCTAAATCTGCCTTTGTCTTTTCTACATCTTCCCAACTTACCCAGTTATTTTTTTGAGTTAAACTCATCTCTTGTGGATTAATTGATGCTTCCTTAGCCATTTTTTCCATAATTTCAACATATTTATTTGTTATCTTCTTGTATGGTTTCAATTTCAATAATTTTAATACGGCTACAGCAGACGCAATCATACTCTTTTGCGTATTTAATTTATATTTATCAATACGTTCTAAAATAGTAGGTATATCCTTTAAAAAAACAAGGTTCTTAAAATTTTTCTTATTGTTTAGCGTGTAAAGATTGGCAATGTATTTTAATGCTGTCGTCTCAGCACGTCCTGATTCAATCAATTTCGCTTTAAGTGATTCCATAAAATCGACAGAGGGCATTATTATATATAAATACCTGATATTTTTATTTTCATTTAAAATATAAAACAGAACAATAGTAGCATAACTACATTAATTATTCATTTTTACTAAATGTATAATTACCTCTCGTTTCTTTCAATAAGTCATATAAAATGAATTAGTTTTGAATAAGTTTTTGAATGATTGGATTTTTTTCTGATTTTCATCCGTCTTATACTCTTGATTATTTTTATGCTGTAAATAATTTAATTTTAATTTTCTAAAATACCTACGCTGTAAGTCTTGATTTGTTTCAACTTTTTTTTTATAAAAACATCGGTCTTTTCCTTTTTTATTTTTATAATAATAATCACGCTGTTTTTGTAGCAATTCATCCTTATGCTTCGCATAATAGGTTTGGTTCATTTCTTTAAAAGTTTGCTTCATCTTGCGTTTTTCAATAAATCGCACCACTTCCATTTATACTAAATGGAGAGAAATATTTAAATAAAAATATTGATTTGTCTATTTAGAATAGTCTAAAATAATATTTAATAATTCTGTTTGATTTTTCATTTGTGATTGGGTCATAATAATTATCAGGTAAATCTTTCATACTATCATATCCTAATGAGTTTATATACAAATTTTTACGAATCACAAATGACCCTAAAATAGAATTTGCTATTACTCTCATAAAATTTATGTTTGCTTCTTCGTTTGAATTATTTTTAAAGTTTGTTATTTCCCAACCATCACTTGTTTTAAATATAATTTTCTTGCGTTGTTTGTCTATAATTTTAAAAACCTTTTCATTATCAGGTAATTCATTATGTGCTTTAACAGCAGTTTTTAAAGCAGTTTTTAGTCCAGCCATTTCCATTATTCTTTCTTTTGATGTATCACTTTTATGAAATTTAATTGTACCTACTTTATTAATATCATCATATTTAATATTCTTCTTTAAAAACTCAGATGCCCTTTCAGTTGCGGTATTATTTTTTATAAACTCATCTTTGTTGAATTGTTTATGTTCCTTTTTTGGTTTGACTTCTTCCTTTTTTTCTTCTTCTACTTGGGTTATAACTTTTGGTTGTTGAGAGAAAAAATTAAACATTTGGTTCATCTGTTCCATTTTCATTTCCATCATTTTCATTTTTTCTTCCATTTCTAAAACCCTGTTATTTAAATCACTATTTTCACTGCGTAATGCTACTACTTCTTCTTTTAATTCAGTTATTTTTCTAAATGCTACTTTGGATTTTAAACAAACCTTTTTATTTAATTTTTCCATTTCTGTTTTTTCATTTGCCTGTTTTTCTTCTAAATCTTTCTTTGATTTACACGATAAATAATGGCGTTTTAAATTGTCTTTACGAGAGTATTGTTTGCTACAAAAATCACAAGTGTATTTATTAGATTGTTCCATTTCTAATATATGTAAATATTTTATTTTTAAGTAAATTGAGTAAATAATAGTTAATTTTGAGGAGTATTGAGTAAATTTGAGTAAATGTTGAGGGATTTTTTTGAGGGATTTTTTGAGAGAAGTTGAGTAAGTAATGAGTAAAATTGAGTAAAATTGAGTAAGAAATGAGTAAAAATGAGTAAATGTTGAGGAGTATTGAGGGATTTACTCAATTTTACTCATTTTTAAAAATCACTTTCTTCCGTTTTTCCTAAATATAGAAAAATCTGATTTTTCCTAATTTTCAAACTTTTTCATTTTTTCCTAACACTTGTAAAAAATAAGAGCATAACCAGTCTTATTCTTTCCTATTACTAAATACATAATAGAAACTAAAAATGTACATTTTTAATTTTTTTTAATTTTCCAGAAAAGTAAATATTTGACCACTTAAGTTCAACTTGTTGTACTTTAGTTAGCAAACTTTAAAAGAATCTGAAATATATGTTTTTTTATAAAAATAGGACTTGCTTCGCAGACCCACCCTAGTAAAAAATGATTATTTATTTTATATTTTTAAGAGCGTAGCACATCATAAATATTTTAATATATTTTTATTTAATAT